CAGCCGCGTGCGTGTCCGCAAAATGCCGCGTGCGTTTTTGGAGAATCCGCCATGGCCGCAAAAGGCCGCAAGCCGGTTCCAACGGCACTGAAATTGCTCAACGGCAACCCGGGCAAACGGCCAATCCGCCCCGAGCCGTCCATGCCTGCCGGAGCGCCGCCAATGCCGGCTCGGCTCAAGGCAGAACCAAACGCTGTGAAGCAGTGGAAGGCACTGGTGCCAATTCTGCTCCAGCTTGGCACGCTCACGACCGGTGACGGGGAAGCTTTGGCCACCCTGTGCGAGGTCTACGCAGCAGCTCAGGCGTGCTTGCTCGAGCTCCGAGCCGGTGGACCGGTTCTCCATACTGACCTCGGCGGGGTGAAGCCCAACCCTGCCGGCTCGCTATACCGCGGATTAGTGGCGCTCCAGGCGTCGCTAATGGGAGAGTTTGGGCTCACGCCTAGCAGCAGAACACGCCTTGGCACGAAGCAAGAGAAGCAAAAAGACGAGCTTGAGGACTTCTTCTCAGCCCACGGTGCCTGACCTGACGCCCGCCGGCCAGGCCCGGTACGAGCGGGTGGTGCATTTCTTTGAGAAGATCCTGCGCCACAGCAAGGGCGGCCAAGCCGGCCAGAACTTCAAGCTCTTGCCCTGGCAGCACGGCGTGTTCCGCGAGCTTTTCGGCCGGCTCAAGCCGGACGGCACTCGGCAGCATCGCGTTGGCTACATCGAGTTGCCGAAGAAGCAAGGCAAGTCGACCACGCTAGCCGGCGTCGCCCTGTACATGCTCCTGGCCGACAACGAGCCCGGGGCCGAGGTGTACGGCGCCGCCTCGGATCGTGAGCAGGCTGGAATCATCTACCGGGAGGCCGCGTCGATGGTGCGGGCGTCCCCTGCCCTTTCGCGCGCCCTTGAGGTGATCGACAGCCGCAAGACCATCGTTCATAAGGCGAGCAACTCGTTCTACCGGGTGCTTTCGGCCGACGCGTTTCGGGCCGAAGGGCTGAACATTCACGCGTTGCTCTTCGACGAGCTCCACGCCCAACGTGACCGCCGTCTTTGGGATGCCCTCCGCTACGGTGGTGCAGCTCGTCGGCAACCGCTGCTGCTCTCAATCACCACGGCCGGCTACGACCGCAAGAGCATTTGCTGGGAGCAACACGCCTACGCGGAGCGGTGCATTGCCGATCCGACGTTCGACCCCGCGTTCTACGGCTGCATCTACGCGGCCGGCCCCAAAGACGACTGGAAAGATCCGGCGACGTGGCACAAGGCAAACCCGTCGCTGGGCCAGACGATCACCGAGGAATCTTTTGCGGCCGACGCCCGCGAGGCTGAGCAAAGCCCGAGCAAGCTCAACGCGTTTTTGAGATACCGGCTCGACGTGTGGACCACGCAGGACGTGAGGTGGATTACTCCCGACGCGTGGGCCAGGTGCGGCGCGCCGCTACGGGACGATCTGGAAAAGCGAACGTGGTACGCAGGCCTCGACCTAGCGTCGACCACCGATCTTTCGGCGTTCGTGCTTATCAGCCAGGACGATGACGGGACGTTCGATGTCATGCCGTTCTTCTGGGTGCCGATGGAAGGGGCTCAGGCCCGCGCTCAGAAAGACCGGGTGGACTACCTCGGGTGGATTCGGGATGGGTTCATCCGAGCCACCGATGGCAACGTCACTGACTACGACGTTATCAAAAGAGACATTGTTGAACTGTGCCAGAAATACAACGTCAAACAGGTGGGTTTGGACCGATGGAACGCCACGCAGCTAGCCACGCAACTGCAAGGGGAAGGCGTGGAAGTCGTAGCGTTTGGGCAGGGGTACGGCTCAATGTCGAGCCCCTCCAAGCAGTTTGAAACGCTCGTTCTCTCCGAGAAGATGCGTCACGCGGGGCATCCGGTTCTGTCGTGGATGGCGGCCAACGTCGCTGTTCAGAGCGACCACCAGGGCAACATCAAGCCGAGTAAAGCCAAGAGCACCGAACGCATCGACGGCATCGTTTCGCTGGTCATGGCCCTCGGGAGTCACGCCACCGCCGCGAAACAGCCCGACGTAAACTGGGACATCCAATGGCTGTGACCACCGAAGACGGCGTAATCATCAACGACCGCCGAGGCGAAGACCCCTGGAAGGTCCATGAGTTCCGCTCTGCGGAATGGGCTTTTGTCGGGGCCAACAAGACGCCCTCGGGTGTCCGCGTCACGCCCGAGACGGCCCTGAAATGCTCTGCGTTCATCGGGTGCGTCCGCGTCATTTCCGAAACCTTGGCATCTTGCCCGCTCAACCTCGTCGAGGAAATGCCAAACGGCGGCAGGCGGATGGCCAAGGAACAGCCGCTGTTCTCAATCCTCGGCCGTCGCCCGAACAACTGGCAGACGCGGATGGAGTTTGTGGAGACGATGACGGCGCTATGCTGCATGTACGGAACAGCGTTCGCCCTCCGCGTGCCCGGTGCTCGAGGTGCGTACGACCAACTGGTGCCGCTCCACCCGAGCCGCATGACGGTGAAGCTCAACGACGATTACTCGCTCTCCTACGAGTACCGCCAGCCGGGCACCGAACGGCAGATCCCGTATCAGCAGAACCAGATTTTCCGCCTGCCGTTCATGTCCACAGATTCGATGACGGGGCTCCAGCCGCCGTCGATGCTCCGCGACGCCATCGGCCTGGCCCAGGCCCTCGAGCAGCACGCCGGGGCGTTCTTTGGCAACGGTGCCAAGCCGGGCGTAGTGTTCACCAACGATAACGCGATGCCGCAGGAAGCCATTGAACGTGCCCGTGAGTCGTGGGAGCGAATGCATCGTGGCGCGGATCGTGCATTCCGCACGGCGTTTTTGCCGCAAGGCACCAAGCCGGTGGAGATCGCCGCGGCAAGCAACGAGCAAGCTCAGTTCCTTGAGAGCAGGCAGTACCAAATCATCGACGTGGCGCGGTACTTCCGCGTGCCTCCGCATCTGCTCCAGGATCTGACGCGGGCCACCTACAGCAACATTGAGCAGAACGGCATCGACGCTCTCACGTACTGCATTTCGCCGTGGGCCGAACGCTGGGCCGGCGCGATTCAACGCGACCTCATCAGCCTGACGCTGCCGGAGAACTACTGTGCAGATTTCGACCTGCGTCGGCTTTCGATGGGCGATTCGGCAAGCCGGACAACCTACTACCGGGAGATGCTGAACATCGGCGCCATCACCATCGACGAAATCCGAGCCATGGAAGGGCTCAACCCGGTGGAAGAGGGCGGTGATGAACGGTTTATGCAGCTGAACATGACCACTGTCGACCGGATCATTAACCCGCCGCAGGCTGCACCGGCCGCTGACGAGTTTGCCCTGGACACTTCTGGTCCAGGTGACGAGGCCAGCGAGGCCGATGAGCCCGCGGAGTCAAGCGTTGGCCAGCCGGTCGATGACTCCGAACAGGCCGAAATGCTTCAGGAGAACGGCAATGGAACGTGAACTGCGCTGCATCAGCGTTGACGACATCCCCGAGGCCGAGCTGCTGGTGGAGACGCGGGCTGACGGCCGGCCCGCGATCCGCGGCTACGCCATCGTCTACAACCGGCTTTCGCAAGACCTCGGCGGATTCCGCGAGCGAATCATGCCAGGGGCGTTCGACAAGGTGCTCGACCGCCAGCGAGCCCGTGTCGACCTCGTGAGCTACTTCAACCACGACCCCAACATGATGCTCGGGCGGGAATCGTCGGGCACGCTTGAGGTGTTCCGCGACGATAAGGGCATTGGCTACGTGGTCACGCCCCCGGCGACCCGGGCCGATGTCATGGAGCTCATTTCCCGGCGCGACGTGAAGGGCAGTTCTTTCGCGTTCCAGGTTGCTTCCGGCGGGGAATCGTTTTCAAGCGATTCGGCCGGGCCGATCCGAGACGTTCGTGAGGCTGCCGGCCTGTACGAAATGGGGCCAGTTGTGTCGCCGGCTTACGTGCAAACCAGCGCCATGCCGGCCATTCGCTCGCTCCAGGCGTGGCAAGAGAGCCAGCGGGTGGTCGTGCCCGCTCCCGTTGAGGCTCGCTCGGTGATTCACCGGATTGCCACCATGTGGGCCGAGGTGCTGCGGAATGCCTGACGACAAGCGCGACTGCAAGAGTTGCGGCGAGCGGATGCGAACACGCACCAGCAAGCCCTACGGCGCCGAGCAACTGCGGTACATGCAGTGCAAGCGGTGCGGCAACACGTGCCGCTGCGTCGTAAAAGCCTCTTCGATTTGGCGTCGGCAACGCTGACAGCGTTGTACCGTACAACCTTCCGCCCCTCTGCGTTCTGCAAGGGGCCATGTCTCCAGCCATAGCGTGTGACTAATCGCACACGCGCGGGCCGTTCGCCCGCAACCACGGCAGGAGTCTCACATGGACCGCATGGCCGCCCTCGAGAACGAAGCAGCCGAAGTCACCGCCCGCCTCGACGCCGTTCGGGCTATCGAAGGTGACGCCGACGTGATCGCCGCCCGCGACCTCGAGCTGGAAACGCTCTGCACTCGCGCCGCCGGCATCCAGAAGGGCCTGGCGTTCGAGCGGAAGGTGGCCGAGTCGGCCGCGGCTCTCCGCAAGACGGTTGCCGTGAGCGCTCCCGCCCCGGCGGCCCCCGAGCAGCGTTCCGAGATCCGGCCCCTGCCCTACGCGCAGAAGCCGAAGTATTTCGATTCGCATGAAAACGCCTACCGCTCCGGCAAGTTCATCCAGGCCAAGTTCCTCAAGAACGAGGAAGCCCGGCAGTGGTGTGCGGAGCACGGCGTCGAGGCCCGCGCCGTTGTCGAGAGCAGCAACTCGACCGGCGGTTTCACCATGGTGGACGAGTTCTCCACGAACCTCATCCGCCTAGTCGAAACCTACGGCGTTGCCGCCCGCGTTCTCCAGCGTGAGGTGATGACCACCGACACCAAGCTGGTGCCGAAGCGGCTCACCGGAACCACGGCCAGCTGGATCGGTGAGAACACCGAAATCAGCACGACCGACCCGACCGGCACCATGGTCCAGCTGGTCGCCAAAAAGCTTGGCGTGGGCACCAAGGTTTCCAACGAGGTGCTCAACGACGCCAACGCGGTCAACGTGGCCGACTGGCTCCTGCAAGAGTTCGCCACCGCCGTGGCTCTCGCTCAGGACAACGCGACGTTCCTCGGTGACGGCACGTCAACTTACGGCGGCATGTGGGGCATCGTCCCCAAGATCGGCAACTCGGCCTACTCGGCGTCGGTCGTGACGGCGGCCAGCGGCCACACCGGAGCCACGACGCTGACCCTGGCCGACTACGAGGCGGTTCTTGCCAAGGTTCCGCGGTACGTGTTCGAGCGTGGCAACCCGGCGTGGTATTGCCACCACGCCATCTATCATCAGTCCATGCAAGTGCTCGGCCTTAGCGCCGGCGGTAACTCCATCGACACCATCAACAACGGTGCCGGCCTCCAGTACCGGTTCCTCGGCCTGCCGGTGATCCCGGTGCTCGTCATGGATTCCACCACGACTACCGACGCCAGCAAGATCAAGGTGCTGTGCGGAGACATGGGGCTCTCCTCGATCCTCGGCTCCCGTCAGGAGTTCTCGCTCCGCATGACCACCGAGCGGTACATCGAGCTCGACCTGGCCGCGTGGTACGGCACGGGCCGTTACGACATGGTTCACCACAGCCTCGGTGACACCAGCACCCCCGGCCCGGTGATCGCGCTCAAGACCGCCGCCTCCTGATCAGCACTCTCTCTAGGAGTTTTCCTCATGCATCACATTGCAGCCACGAAGACGGATACCAAGGCGGCGGCGAGCGTTGCGGCTTCCGCTACGCACAGCCACGAGATCGACACGCTGGCCTACGATTTCGCCTCCATCGACATCGTGTTCAGCCCGTTCACGGCGGCCACCGCGACCGCGGCGAGCGTGCTCAAGCTCCAGCAGAGCGACGCTTCCGGCTCCGGCCAGGCGGATGTCTCTGGCTTTGTCGGTGGAACCAGCTTCACCATCGGTGCCGGCACGACCACGGGAGCCAACAACGGCTACACCGCTCGGTTCAACGTCGACCTCCGCGGCAAGAAGCGCTACCTGACCGTCGTGGCCAGCCCCGGTAACACCGTTGGCGTGGCCACCGTCGCCCGCCTCGGCCGCGGCGAGCAGGCCCCGACCGACGCCACCAGCGGAAACGTTGTGGCGTGGGTGAGCGGCTGAACGCTTGACCACTAGTCCACAGTAACGCCCAAGAGCGGGCGGCGGGGTGCCCCCCGTCGCCCGTTTTCTTTTGGGCCACATGATGTTTGTCAAAGTCGGCGGAACAGATGTCGAGGTGCGAGTCGAGGCGGTTCTCTCAATGCCTCGGCT